TCACGCCGCGTCAGGTCGGGTGAGACGGCCTTTATCATCACGGGTTAGGTTCAGGTGAGACATCGGCTTACGGGTTGATCGTGACATCTCTTTAATCTGCCAGGCGGTGACTTTGGTTCTGAGCCATTTATTGGGTCCACCCATGTAAGCGCAATCTGGCTCAGGGAAAGGGTTCTCGTTTGGGGCTCTTTTCCTGTAGCGTTCGAGCGTACGTGAGGAAATACACAGCTGCCCGCAGATGTCTTTAGTGCTCATCAGCTCAAATTTATTCGTTGCTTTGCTCATCTTCGTTCTCCAAGGGCCCCAACCGGGGCCGTTTGATAATTCTTTATCAGGACGCCTGGCCGGGAAGGGCACGCAAGCGGCGCATGCCTGTCATTGCCGTGGCCACATAGCTCGCCTTGCGGTTCACCACCTCCACCCAGACCTTCACGCCTTCAACCTTCACCGTATACGTCTCTTTCATCTTGCTGCGCCCATAGTCGCCGTATCTTTGCTGGTGGGCTGCCAGCGCGATGTCGCATGCCTGACGCGCTAACGGGGATTGCTGGTTACCTCGGTTAATCAGTCGCATGGCCATCTCCTTCGATACGCTTAAACTTGATCACATAGACCCATGGGTTAGCGCGCCAGCTGTCAGAACCGTAGATAGACCGCCATAACGCTGCGTAAGCCTCTTTAACGTCACGTGCCGAGGAGCCAGAAATTCCCTCCGAACGTGCGTCTTCCTCACTGATATCGTTCAGCTGCTCGACCCGTACATCGGTGATCTCCAGCAGAATACGGCTGGCCCAGCGCGGCATGTGGATGCTGGGTGTCCAGCGGACATCCTCTGCCGGCGGCACGTTCTCGTAATGAGTTGGAACATGCGCAGGGTAATTCGCGCGATAAAGTTTCAGATCCGGCGCGCTTGCTCCAGCCTCTGCCCACGTCTCCCGCACCCAGATGCGATCACCGACGACACCGAACGGGCAATGGATTGCGATATCTTCAATTTTCGGCAACAACAGTCCGTTAAGAGGCCTGCTTAACCACATACCGGATAAACTTCCGCTTAATGTTCCCTCTGGCTGCGGCTTGATGATCCGCCGCGTCTGCGTCTTCCGTCCATCGAGGATCGCCCGCACCATCTCACCGTTAAAAATCATTCCGCGTTCGATAATTTTCGTCATATCGTTACCGGGAGGGCGAACCCTCCCGCCTCCCTTAGGCCACATATTCCGGTTTCATATCATCGAGGGTGATGCGGTACTTATCGTGCAATTCATCACCCAAGTGCCGTTTAGCCGCCAAGAGCATCTTTTCAACTTCCTCGAAGTGTTCTTCCGCACCTTCCACTCCCGGTTTTGGAAGTGCTTTGATAGCTGTATCAACTTTGTTTTTCGCATTCACAAAGTGGTACCGGCGCGTAGCTTTGTTTTTCAGTTCGGTGTGCAATGCTGCACCCAGTACGGATTTAGAAGCATTGATGTCGTTTCCGACGGTAGTGGCATCGTCCAGAGTTTCAGCAGAATCAATCCGTTTACGGTATTCATCAGCCAAAGTGTCGATATTTACTGAGGACTGCTGCGCGTTCTGTGTGGTAGATAAGTTGTCATCAGTAATTTCAGTCAAACTTATGTGCTGCACAGGGGCAGGGTTTACCTCCCGTTCTTCACGCCGATCATCCAGCTCGTCCGGGGTATAAACGCCCAGAATCACATCCGGACAGAACAGGCGGGCCCAGCGCTTCACTGCGAGATATGCAAGCTGCTGGCGCGGGTCGTCAGCCCAGAGCGTTGAGTTACGGGTGCGAGCCTGAGCCAGCAGTAAATCGAGTTCTCTCGGCTGATCTTCACCCTTCAGGGTTGCGCGGATAATAATGCCGATCCCGGCTTCGTCAGCCAGGGTCCAGCCAGGGACCCGGTACTCGCCTTTTTCGCCTTTACGAATATGGAATTTTCCAACAACTTTTTCCCATGGCCCGTACCACTCATATTCAAAGCGGCTGGCAAGCACGCCGCTACGCGAAATGACGGCATTGACCAACTGCGCTTCGTACCCGAGCACACCATTAATCAGGTGCGTCTTCTGTGCTACAGCAAAGGGATTCATCTGCCATTGTGCTGCCTGCATCGCTACGGCCATGCAATCGGCCTGATTGCCCTGAAGATGCTTAGGAACTGTCGCGGTGCCCTGAGCCATAATCTGCGCAAAAGTGCTGATGGCGTTAAGGTATTGAGAATCGAACAGTGCCACGTTGGAATTAATAACGGTGTTCTGATCAGCAACGGTAACGTTGGTATTTTGCATATATCCCCCTTATGCCTGAGTACGCAGCGCTTCGAGGCGGCGCAGGTCGAAGTCGTTCAGTTCGTCGGTGTAGTCGGCAGTGATTGGTGCTGGCCATTCACCTGTGTCGAATCCGGTTGCGATAGCGCGCATCGCTTTGCGGTACTCGAGCATGCCCAGCTCCAGCAGTTCAGCGGATGCCTCGATGATGGCGATCCAGTGGTAGTTCTCGTCTTTGTTGACGAAAATCCAGAAGAACTGGTCCAGCGCCGCGGTTTCGCAGTACATGGCTGCGCTCAGGTGATAGTCGCGGTCAATGATTTCCCGGTGCAGTCTGGCGCGCAGGCTTTCCTGCTTTACGTTCCACATGCTGATAGTTTTCAGGTCTGCGCCGATACGCACACCGTCCAGGTCGATCTCGAGGTCCGGGCGCACACGAACTTCCAGGCCCGTCTCCTCGTCAAAGCCGAAGTAACTCACCTCGACGGCACGGCTCGGGTGGGTCAGCAGCATGCTGGCGGTCGGGTGAGCCAGAAGCGCTTTTTGAATATTCAGTGCGGTGCCCAGCTGCTGGCGGGTAACCAGCACTTTCCCCTCCGGGTTATCGCGCCAGGCATCCAGCAGCTCGTCGGCAAACACGGCATCTGGTTTGACTGTCTTCACGGCCTGAATCTGATCGGCCTTAGTGCCAGATACTTTCAGCGGCTGTGGCTTCTGCGCTTCCTGCGCCACCATGTCAGGGTTGATGATCGCTAACTGCTCGAGCAGCGCGTCACGGCTGCCGCTAGTTTTAACCGGCGTCGGCAGGGTGGCGTTGTACTCTTTGATGCAGGCTTTCATTGCCGTTGCCGTCTGCTTCTGGTCTGCATCGATACGCTGGAAGTTAGCTGGCAGCGTCATATAGTTCTGCGCTGTTTCTTCCAGGCTAGCGCCCAGCGGCACCTGAGCGGGCAGCGTGGCGTTATGCTCTTCAAGAAATCTTTTGATATCGTCTGCGCTCAGCAGTACAGGCAGGCCGTTGTTGTACTCATCGATAAAGGTGCGCAGTGTCGCCGTGGTGGTGAATGCGCCTTCTGGGATAACCGGTTCAATGCTGAACTCTGCATCCAGCTGTTCAGGCTGCAACGCCAGCGCATGCACTAAGTTGCCCATGTCCAGAACTGCGGAGCGCTCTTTGACGATGGTTTTTTCAACGTGGCGCGCATTGAAGTACATCAGCGACACGCGCGCATCTTTTACCTGGGTAGAGCTGATGCCGTTAGCGGCGTGATAAACCTCGTCCGGAAGACCTTCATAGCGGCCTGGCTCGAAATAAGCAGGATATTCAACAGCTGGTTCTTCCTGATGCACTTCTGGTTCGTTTTGTGCCGATTCTGGTTCGTTCTGGTCTACTGAATCAGGAATTTGGGTTGCATCATCCCTGTCCTGGCTGGCGAGACTCGGCGCGCTGGTGGCCAGAATCTCAGCGGCAGACGGCTCTACGGTAGCTGGTTCCTCACCAGTGTCAGCACTGCTTTCACCTGGCTGCAATACGACTTTGCCCGGTGACAGCGCATCACAAGTCGGTTCTTCATTACTGTTATTCTCTTGAACCTGCACATTGCTGGTGGTCTCCACTTCCGTTTTTTCTGCTTCATTTGAGGCGCTCTGGTTGAGCAGGCCTTCAATGGAAAACATGCCGTTGCCCATACTTGTGATTTCCGGCTGCTCTTTCATTTCCTCAGCGCGGCGCGCACCTTCTTCACGAATCCGTTGTAAATTCTCTTCGTGAGTAGTGGTGGTCATACGGTGGGTTATTTCCCATTTCGGATCTGTTGGGTCGCTAATACCCTCGACAAGTTCTCCACGTTCGGCTGCCAGCTGCTTGTCCACGTCTTCACGTGAAATAACTGGGGCGGCAGAAGGCAGCGGCATTAACTCGGTCGTGGAGTTGAAATTTGTGGTCATTGTTCGATTAACAAATTCCAGATGAGCAGCAGGGGTCTTGTGGATGTTCTCAGGAGCGATACGCACGAGATTGAAGATTGCTGTGCGGTTCACTGCCAGCACCCCCGGTTGATTACGCAGGATGTTGCTCCACGATTTCCACGGTTCCTCTTTTTTAGCGACGATCTCCTTCGCGCGGCGCAGCACGCTGCCTGGTATTTCGTGTGGGTTGAAATCCATGGGTAGCAGGGCGCAGGCAATTTCAAGATCAAGAGAATCAAGCGTATGGTGCGCCCCTTCGCCGCGGTCCGTTTTATAGCCCCCGTCGGCATTAGTACTGGAGTCAGTACGCTGCACGGCGCTGATGCGGTTACCTTTGGCCCATTCTTTTGTCAAAATTCCACGATCGAGGTGTGATGTTTCTGCCCATACTTGCGTAAACTTCAAAATCAGAGAGAGTTCGTGACGTTTCTCCATATCAAAAACGTCTCTGACGGCTCTGGTGTATTTCCACAGAAATGGCATATCCAGAGTCTGGATCTTTTCTACGCTTGCGGCTGCCAGCAGCAGGTTCTGGACGTATCCGTTATCAGTGTCCATTTCCAGCGTGCTTATTTCCTGATACTCCGCCTGCGTGAGGTGATAGCGAAGTTCATCCGACGTAAGCTGCGACAACAGCTGCTTGCGGAACGACATTTGCACGATCGGGTAGCGCGTGTTTTCGTCGTCGCCTTCGTCAATCTTCAGATCAGAATTGGTCGGAGGAACTGCATCAGCCTCGTTAAAAGCCTGTTCGTCGACGATTTCACCAGTAGACGTGTCAACGCCATTAACGACCGTGGCTTCGGCCATTTCCGCTTTTTGTGTTGCAGGATGCTCGGGCAGAGAAACCCCAGGGATCTGCTCCCAGTTCATTTTGCCTTTATCGAGCTGATAATAATCACAGAAGGTAAAACTGATTTCGCCTTCCGGTGGAAGTTCGTTTACAACAGGGAAATTAGTTGCGACCGCTTTGTAATAGTCTTTAAATTTGCGACCGGACTTAAGCAGTAAATAATCCAGGGTGGCATTAGCGGTTTCAAAGTCCTCGCTGCACCATAAAACTGCATCAGGCTGACCAGATTGTTTTTTTGCTCTTCGAACAAGAAATACAGGGTTCGTGTTAGTCATGACACATAATCCTCTTATCGTGTAGACTGGAGGTGCCTGAAAGACACCTCGTATTTACCTGGGGATGTCCGGTTCGCTTTGGTCGGTGAGACCGGACAGGCAGGCCCACTTCGGTGGGCTTTTTAATGGACAGTGATGAATGCACGCTCCATGAAGTTGCGCTTGTGCTGGCGATAGCTGCCGTGCCCGCTCTTTTCACCATCTTTAATTTTCACGGCCAGCAGGCTGATAGCCTCGATAGCGCAGTGCGGACAGTCGAACGAGTCAAGAACATAACCCCCATCAAGTACGACGGTGGTTTCGCCGTTTTCAGTGGTATGAATCAGGCCAGATACTTTCTTGTCGCAGTTGAATAAAGCGATGCTTTTGTTAATTGCTTTCAGATTTAATTCGACTTTTACGATTTCCATAGAATGTTCCTTTTGGTTTATTCAGGGTGTAAGAATCCACGCCAAATAAATGGCGAATTTTTTTCAAATTACAGGGCTGCTAATTACGCTTCGTGTGCCATCTGGTCTTTTTCAGCACACTGTTTTGAGCAATACTCTTTTTCTTTACGGGCAAGATTATTGCCACAAAAATAAAGCAAGGTGCGTTTAACTTCTTTCCCCGCTTCAAAAGGCTTGCGGCAGTATCCGCATTCTTTCTTCATTTCCGCTCCTTACAGGCTTGCCGGGATCTCGCCGTTACGAATAATTCCCTCTACAGGCCAGCACTCACCATTCACGTTTTGCTCAACAGCAGCTGCTTGGCACTGTTGCTGGTTGTCATAGACATCGATAACGACATCCTGCGATTCACCGTTAAGGGAGATAACAGTCAGAACCAGTGCGAATAAAGTGTTCATTACGGAGTACCCTTTTGAGCCAGTAAGTAACAAAGCTGGCGGATTCTGACTGTAATCCAGTTGAGGCGAACGGCCTGCTGCTGTGCTGGTTTGCGTGCAAAATCAATCATGCTTCCCCCTTACCAGACCTTTAGCCAGCGTGCTATTACGGCAGCGACGCCAATTTCATACTCCGGCTCATCCGGTTCTTTGCTCCGATGGAGATTAATGGCGATCTGGTCCGCCTCTTTCCAGTCATTCGCTTTAACTTGATATGTTCGATACCCATTACTGCCGGAGATCACTACGGTAAACCTCTTAGCCATGTCTTCCTCGTTTGCCTTGTCGCCGGCCAGCGGAACGTTTATCACCTGACAACGATGCGCTTGTTGTCGATGAACTGAAGAGTACAACCAAAGGTTCGATAAGTAAAGCTAAAATGGAACTGAAAGTTCTATTTGAGGGTAAAAAAAGACACCGTAGAGGTGTCATGTTTTTGTACTAGGCGGGAATGGGGCTATTTCTTGAGATCGTTCATGATGTCGTAAACATCATTCTTGAGTAAGTCCATTTCTTTCACCACACCCCTGGTGTGGATGATCAAACGGAGCTTTTCAGCTTCAGGCAACTGATTAAAGAGAGATAACAGGGTTTGTTCCTGTTCATCAAGAACGCGAGGTAATGTCGGAAGCTCTTCTCCATTCTCCCCTTCTGTGCCCGGTTCCATAAAGAACCAGTACTCAGGCCTACCAGTTACGGCTGACAGCCTTTTAAGGCGATCGCCGCTTGCAGCTGCTGCACCATTCGCCCATTTACGCACTGAGGTATGTGAAAGCATCACGCGCCTGGCTAAATCAGCCATGCTCCAGCCGTTTTCCTCCATCACTTGATGGATTCTTTTGGCAAACACAGGGTGAGGAGTTTTATTCATATTTTCATTTTACAACCAATGGTTTTATAGTTCATCAGAACTATTGGTTTGATTTTTATTGGAACCAAAAGTTTTAAATGTTATTCTCCTGCCACCATAAACGAACACGCAGGTCAACAAATGGATAACCAACTTAAAAACAAAATCAGTAGCCATATGACGCAAGTAGGCATTGGAGAATGCTTTGGCATTTCTTCACAGGCCGTCGGTAAGTGGCTTCGGAAAGGAAAGATACCTCACGGTCGTATTTTGCCACTCTGTCGGATTCTTGAGTGGCAGGTTACACCTCATGAAATCGACCCTGTGGCATATCCAAACCCTACTGACGGCCTTCCACATCAGGAGTCCTGACCATGCACTCCATTTCATATCAACAAAATACCGGATTACATCCGGGGGCGATGATAAATCGCAATCAGCCAGGCGCGGCAGATAAGCACGAACAGATCCGCGATGCCGTGCGTGCCTGGGCTGCGTCACTGGATAACCAGGATGTCGTTGCCGGGATCATCGTTGAGGAGTGGGAACGTCAGGGCGGCGCCGGGCTGGAATTTCCCGAAGACCTGAGCCGTAAGCGTCAGAAACTCTTCCGCTGGCTCGATGGTGATACGGAGTATGCGCGCAAAAACATCAGCCAGCTGTCGCCCGCGATCATCGCCGTTCTACCGCTTGAGTTCCGTGGCCGCCTGGTACCTCAGGACTGCTTTATGACGCGCTATGCAGCGATGGAGAAGGAGATCGGCGAAGCGAAACGCGCGGTGATTCTGAGGGCGCCGCAGCACCAGCTGGTGAAAGAGGTGAGGGAGGGCATTGAACACCTGCTGGCGCTTCTGCCTGGGGAGGCTGTTGTTCAGGTTCTGAGTGGTCTCGCAGTCATGGGACCGGGCGTCATGTGAGGTGTGCAGTGAATCATGTCGAATTTATTGAAAAGCACGTTCGCGAAGAACTTATCCGGCAGGGCTTCACCGCAGCTGTGGCGCAGGGGGGGCATTTCAGGCCGTCGATATGTACAAGCGAATGTCTCAGGCAAGTCGTAAGGGGAGAATTTTCGATGATGTTTTGCGTCACGCGAAGTTATGGGCAGAAAAACAGACAGTGCCGGCAGATCGGTTTGAGTCGAAGCGCATCAAGCGCGGTAAGCAGCAGGGGCTGTTCTAAAAGGGTGAAAGCCGCGGTGAGGGGTCACCAACGGCTTTCGGGTGCAAAAACGGGACGTAATTGCGAGGTCATTATGACAAACGCATGTACTAAACACCAGGCTAAAGGGGCATAGCATGTCAAATGTCGCTTATGCCGATTTTGCGGCACGTAGTGCCATCAGGAGCAACCGGATGGAGAACCAGAAGACCGGATTCATCCCGTTGTACCGGAGCGTACTGAAGAAGCCCTGGGCGAAAGATGTGTTCCTGCGCACGTTGTGGGAGAACCTTCTTTTGGGTGCTGCACGTCAGCCCTACACGGCGAACTTTAAAGGCCGTCAATGGCCCTTACAAACCGGACAACTGGTAACCACAACGGCCGATTTGGGGCTGAAATTATGCGACCGGGAAGGGAAGCCGAGTAGTCGCCACGCCGTGGACAGGATGCTTGATGTTTTCGAGCGCGAAGGAATGATTTCTCGTTCTGGAGAGAAGCGAAAAGGCACTGTGATAACCATCACAAATTATGAGCAATATGCTCAAAAAATAGACGATTTACCCGCGCAATTCCCCGCGCATAACGGCGAGCATTTCACCGCGCATGACGAAGCCAGTAGTGGCGCGGCTTGCGAGGGACATGCCGCGCATTTACCCGCGCATAAGACCGCGCAATTCCCCGCGCATCATGAACAACAATATAATAACAACAATATAAATAATAAGATCTCTTCGTCTCGGAATTCTGAAGAATCCCGAAACGAGGCGACTCAAAAATTCCTCTCTCGTCACCCTGAAGCTGCTGACGGAATTTACACCCCGGCAGGTAAATCATGGGGAACTGCTGACGATCTCAAAGCCGCTCGCTGGATTCATTCTCTGCGCCTGACCGTCAATGCCAGCCTGAGCGAACCGAAATGGGTCGAATGGGCTAACACAATCCGCCTGATGCGCGTCCAGGACAAACATACGCACTTCGAGATATGCGATCTGTTCAAGTGGGCCAATAAGGATGATTTCTGGAAAGACAACATCCTGAGCCCGTCAAGCCTGCGCAGGAAGTGGGACGACCTAACTACCAAGCGCCTGCGCAGCGGTGGACAGCCAGCGAAGACCACTGCGAAGGGCAAGGTGGATTTCAACAACACAGACTGGATCAACGGGGTGTTCGATGAAAAGTCTTTCTGAGCAGATGGTCAGCATAGACCGTGACAATTTTGCGCGCATAGCACGCGGCATGCCCGAATTGCCGGATGCGCAGGACACGCCCGCAGAGCAGACCGCTGAAATCTTCAACGCGCTGTTTAGCGCCTTGCGTGCAACATTCCCGGCCAGCGTGCATAGCTTCAGTGACCAGTCTGAGTTCGACGAACTGCGCCGCCAGTGGGCTCAGGCATTTCGTGAAAACGGGATCACCACCATGGAACAAGTGAACGCCGGGCTGCGCATTGCACGTCGCCAGGAACGCCCGTTCCTGCCGTCGCCAGGTCAGTTCATCGCATGGTGCCGGGAAGGTCATGGCGCCCTGGGTATCACCGTTGACGATGTCATGTCCGAATACTGGCGCTGGCGAAAGCTGGTATTTCGCTACCCGACCAGTGAGCAATATCCGTGGAGCCAGCCCGTGCTCTATCACATTTGCCTTGAACTGCGCAGGCGCGGTACTGACGGCCAGCTCAGCGAGAAAGAACTTGTTCGCGTTGCTGGTGATCTACTCCACGACTGGGAAATGCGTGTTCTTGATGGAAAGCCTGTTCCACCAGTACGCCGGGCACTAACCGCACCAGCTCAGGATCGAGGCCCGACTCCGGCGCAGATGCTAATGGCGAAATACAAACAGCGGAAAGACGCTGGACTGATTTGAGAGGAAATCACATGGAAACCGTAATTCAGGCACTGGAAAAAATGGGCCGGGCGACATACCGCGAAGTTGCTGCCCGTCTTGATATCGACCCGGTCGATGCGCTTACCGGGGATCGGTGCTGGTGGATTACCGCATCTTCCGTAATTACATCAGAATTGAATCAAAGCAGAGGGGCACATGAAACTGGAAGCAGCACTTAAACATTTTAGTCCTCAGGGAATGCATATCAGCGAAGATGTAAAGGGAACCTCTCCGGATCGTCTCACCGGCACTGATGTTATGGCGGCCATTGGCACCACCAGCAGCCGTGCGCGCTTCGGCCTGGCTGCTTTCTTCGGCAAAGCCGGCATTAGCAAAACAGATGAACAACTCGCAGTTCAGGCGCTGGCGCAGTTTGCCATTAAAAACGCCCCTAAAAATGTCCGCAAAGCCGCTGGCGATAAGCTCGGAGCCTGCATGTTGACGCTGGCGCAGTTTGCTTTTGCGGAGTATTCCTGTTCGGCGGCTACCAGCGTGATGTGTCACAGCTGTTGTGGTACCGGCCGGACCACTAAAGAGCAGGTCACCCGCAAGGTTTCGTACCCTTGGGGTAAAGCGCCATACTGGGCCAGCCGCTCCCGTGCCGTTCGTCCGTCTGACTGGGAGCTGTGGACAGAGGTAACAGAGGTTGTACCGGCGGTCTGTGATGTTTGCGAAGGCAAGGGAACGATAAGCGCCCGTTGTCGTTGCGGCGGCATAGGTGAAGTGGTGGACCGTAAAGCAACGAAGGAACGTGGCGTACCAGTTTTCAAAACGTGTGAACGTTGCTCTGGTATTGGCTTCTCTGCTATCTCCTCGGCGACGGTATATCGCGTCATTCTGAAGCGACTCCCTGACCTTCATCAGTCATCATGGTCGCGTAACTGGAAACCACTCTTTGAAATGCTTGTGGACACGCTGCGCAAGTGGGAATGTCAAGCGGCTGTCGAATTCGAGAAGGCAACAACTTAATAATATGATCGAAGCAAATGACGACGCATTTTTGCATGTTAGGGTTGACTTTGCATAAAAATGTCCTGTATGATTTCCACAGTTGATTATTGCGACCAAATGAAATTAAACCCGCTTTAGTGCGGGTTTTTGTAGCTAATTCATTAATTTCCACAGACAAGATCAGCTATGTAAGCGGCTGCACTTGAGCCACCTTTAACATAATCATATTTTCCAGCAACTTTTCCGCTCATTTCATACATTGTTATTTCACCAAACTCATTTTTGCATGCTTTAGAAGGAATGGTGAAATGAGAGTAGAGAATTTTCGCACTGGAGTTCTTGGAAATTGGAACTTCTTGTATGATTATTGACCGAATACCTTTGTTTTCAGTCAATGAACGTTCCTTACCATAGAAGTTGAAATTGTTTGTATTTGTCAGAAAGATCCAGCCGTCAATTTTGTCAGCTGTGTATGCAGGAAGAGAAGAAATAGCTAATAAAAATGCTCCTGCTAACTTCAATTTTTTATGCATTAATGGTTTTCCTCGTTATCCATTTTTGACTGGTACGCTTAAAGATGACACATCATCATTTGGTGATCAGGTTATCGGCACCATTCGCAAGCTATTTAATTAAAATTTCTGGTCGTGATCCGGCGTGCCTTTGCCATATCCGCGTCATGAGTTACACGATGGGTCACAGAACCTTCCGAGTGTGAGCCATAGGAATATGGCAAAGCGATTTTTTACCGCGATGCTATAGTTAAAGTGGCATTCGATAATGCTCTCGATACTGAAAATACTGGGTGGGGAGACACCCGCTTCGCAGAGACAACTGCATGACCCATGACCAGCAACCCAATGCTGGTCTTTTTTTTCCACTGGTCAGTGCACGGAGCTTCTACCTCTGTGGTTCAAGGTTCGAATCCTCGATGGTGGACCATTAAGCACTACAACATTCGTTTACTGAAGGCTACCATCCGTCGGCCTTTTATATGCTCTTGACTATGCAAGCATAAAATAGTGAAAAATGCTTGCTATGTGTTTTGGTTGCTGTTTATTATGCAAGCATGTTTTACAGAAAGGTGCTTGCATATGTCAGGCGACAAGAAAGATCCAAAGGGTAAAGCTAAGGGCGGGGTTGCCAGGGCGAAGTCTCTTACTAAAGAGCAGCGTTCTGACATTGCCAAAAAGGCTGCTGCTGCAAGGTGGAGGGATAAAATTCACAAAGCCACCCATATGGGTAATTTCAAAGATGAATTTGGAATAGATGCTGAGTGTTATGTCTTAAGTGATGAATCGAAAACCGCAGTAGTTACTAAGGCTGGACTTGCTCGACTTTTAGGTATCGGCAACTTCGCAAGGGATGTCGATAAACTACTAAGCGCTGGTTACATGAAGGAGTTTGGTGGTCCAAGTTTAATAGCGAAAATTGAAAATCCTATTAATTTTCAATATAGTGGGCAGTCCAAAAACATCAATAACGCTCATGGGTTTGATATTGATGTGATCGTTGATATCGGAAAGGCGCTGATAGATGCAAAAAGTGCCGATGCTCTGCCACCGTCTAGAATCCCTGCTGCCGATACAGCTCAAAAACTAATAAATGCTTCCGCTAAATCAGGTATAAAAGGCGTAGCCTATGCATTGGCCGGTTATCGACCTGAAGTTCAAGAGGTAATCGATGCTTTTAAGGCATTTGTACGAGAGGAAGCCCGCCAATATGAGAAAGAGTTTCCCGACGAGTTGTATGAGGAATGGTATCGGTTATATGGACTTAATCGTCCGGAAAAAGGCAGGCCGATCCGCTTTGGACAGTTGACTAATATGCAAATTTACGTCCCACTGGCTAAGAGTAAGGGGAAGATATTAGAGCAAATTCGCGCCAGTAGGGATGAGAATGGAGAGCAATCAGATAAGTTACACCTCTTCCTTTCTGAAATTGGCGTCAAGGCCTTACGACAACACATCGGCAAACTTCTTGGCGTTGCAGCAATGAGCGACAACAAAGAGGAGTATGAGGCCGGCATTGAAAAAGTTTTTGGCCGTATGAAGCCAGAATTATAAACTTTCTGCCCGGCCACCGCGCCGGGTTTTTATTGTCTAAAGTCTTTCCCAATACTGCCGATAATCTTCGTTCTGAAATTGAAAAAAATAAATATCTGCATTCGTTGCCCGCTCCCGTGCGGGCTTTTTTATTCCCCTCATTACTGAGAGGATACACAGCTATATGAGGGGAGACCTATGTCCGATCCATTTTCCGGCACAGGGCTGGCCGGTTTAGCTTTGACTGGAGCCAGTGTTTACGGTCTATTGACCGGAACTGATTACGGTGTTGTTTTTGGAGCATTTGCAGGCGCAGTATTCTACATAGCGACAGCGGCTGACCTGAGTGTGTTACGTCGCCTGGCATACTTCTTCGTGTCGTATATCGTCGGCATTCTTTGTTCGGGGCTGTTGGGT